GTTCGCACCCTCTTCGAAAGTCGCTCCGAACTGCTTGAGCCACCTGACAAACTCGCTTTGCTTCACCGCACCTCCGTTTTGTGTTTCAATGAGACTATTGTAATCATTATTGATTACATGAGCAAGCGCTTTCGTAAATAATTTTGATTACACTATAGCCGCCGATGCAGCGATGCAGTCGGCGGTTTTCATTTCGAGGTCAGCTATGCACATCAGTGTCGAAGAAGAGCTGGAGTGGCTGCGGTACACGGTACAGCGTCAGCGCGCGCAGGCAACCCAGGTGCATCCATGAGCATGGCCGCTATGCACTACCGCCATGTGATCGTGCGCGCGGTCACCGGCAACCGTCCGGCGCTGGTGTTTAACGTCACCGATGGCGCCGCGCTGGATCGAATCTGCGAGCGCCTGGTCGATGACGAGCGCGCTTTCGAGATCCTGCGGGCCAAGGGCTACGGCATGCCAGGCATGCTGCTGCACGAGGTGGCGGCGCTGGTGCCGGCCGCATCCTGATGGTCTGGGGAACGAAGAGTCGGCACGAACGCGGCTACGACAGCGCCTGGGTCAAGGTGCGCAATCAGGTGATGGAGCGCGACGGTGGGCAGTGCCAGCGGTGCAAGCGCGCCGGTCGCATGACGCTGGCCCGCGCTGTCGACCACATCGTCAGCAAGGCCAAGGCCGCCGCGCTGCGTTGGACGCGAGCGCAGACCGATCATCTATCGAATCTGGAAGCCATCTGCGATCCCTGCCACGCGGTGAAGACCGAGGCTGAGCAGGGGAAGACGAAGCGCGTGAAGAAGGCAGCGGGGCCAGATGGCTGGCCCCTCTAACGGAAAGGTTAGGGCTGGAAGAAGCTGAAGACCTGTGGGAGCTGCACGAACCATAGATAGGAACCGGCTACCACGACAATCACCGCCCCGATGACGCGGCCACGAATTGAAGCATTCCGCTTCTTGTTCGATGGATCTGGATGAGCGCATCGAGGACACGCGGCGGCGTCGGACGAAACTGGATTGCTGCAAGCGGGGCAAGAGATCAGGCGCATGGCGATATGGGTTGGTTGCGGTATTGCAACTCTAACATTGCCATGGAGAAATGTCAGCAGATGTTGCATGAAAGAAACCCCCGGGGTGGTCGAAACTCTGGAGCCCTCGTCCAAGGGGACCGGCTCCCCCCTCTTTGTGCATAACCGCGAAATGAAACTTTTTTTCTGGGATTGAAATCATGGCCGGAAGGCGCCCGACACCGACAGCGCTGAAGCTGGTCACGGGCAACCCGGGCAAGCGCGCGCTGAACAAAAAAGAGCCCAAGCCGCGTGCAAAGACGCCGACATGTCCAGCACATCTGGATGTGAAAGCGAAGGCGGTGTGGAAGAAGCTGTGCGTTCTGCTGAAAGGCATGGGCGTCCTGACTGAAGCCGATGGCCTGGCGCTCGAGCGGCTGTGCGACTGCTACGCCGACATCCTGGCGTGCCGCGAATTGATCGAACGCGATGGACGCACCTACACGACCATCGACCAGAACGGCAACACCCTCATCAAGAACAACCCTGCGGTCAACCAGCTGCGCGCCGCCGATGCGCAATTCAAAAGCTACCTGGTGGAATTCGGCCTGACGCCGGCCGCGCGATCGAAAGTGAACGTGGACCTACCGGATGGCGACAAGGAAAAAGACCCGCTCGCCGGATACTTCGGCTGACCCAGTCACCGAATATGCTCAATCGGTGGTCGACGGCGTGCGCATCGCTGGTCCTCATGTGCGGGCTCAGTGCGCGCGCCATCTGGCAGACATCGCCGGGTGCGCCGCGCGCGGCTTGGTGTGGGACGTCGTCGAGGCGCTGAAGGCTATCGGGTTCTACCGCGACATCCTGAAGCTGAATGGCGGTGACTTCGAGGGTCGGCCATTCGAGCTGCTGCCCTGGCAGAAGTTCGTCGTCGGCAGCATCTTCGGCTGGAAAGGCGCCGACGGTTACCGCCGCTTCCGCGTGGTGTACGTCGAAACGGCGAAAGGTAGCGGCAAGTCACCGCTGGCCGCCGGCGTTGGCATGAAGGGCCTGGTCGCCGACGGTGAGCCGCGCGCGGAGATCTATTCGGCCGCGACGAAAAAAGATCAGGCGATGATCCTGTTCCGGGATGCGGTCGCGATGTACGACCAGTCGCCGGAGCTGGAGAAGCGCCTGACGAAGAGCGGCACTGGTGAGAAGGCCTGGAATCTGGCGTACCTGCAGACCGGGTCGTTCTTCCGGCCGATCAGCAGCGATGATGGCCAGTCGGGCCCGCGCCCACACGTCGCGCTCGTGGATGAATACCACGAGCACAAAACGGCGACCGTGCTCGAGATGCTTCGAGCTGGTACGAAGAGCCGGCGCCAGGCGCTGATCTTCGTGATCACCAATGCAGGCGCGAGCCGCAAATCCCCGTGCTGGAATTTGCATGAATACGCAGCAAAGGTGGCGTGCGGAGAGCTGGTCGACGACGCTTTCTTCCCGTACATCTGTGCGCTCGACGAGGGCGACGATCCTTTCGAAAGCGAAGAGTGCTGGCCGAAGGCAAATCCCAGCCTGCAGGATGCGGATCTTCCTGGGTACAAATACATCCGCGAGCAGGTGACGGAAGCGAAGGGCATGCCGTCGAAAGAGGCGCTCGTGCGCCGGCTGAATTTTTGCCAGTGGACCGACGCTGAGTCTCCCTGGATCAGCTACGAGATCTGGAAGGGCGCCCAGCTCGATTACGACGTCGAGTCGCTGCGCGGGCGTCGCGCCGTAGCCGGTCTTGACCTGTCCAGCACGACTGACCTTACCGGGCTGGTGTTCCTAGTGGAGCCAGTCGAGGTCGGCGAGCCATGGAAACTCGTGCCCTACGCCTGGTTGCCGGACGCCGACCTCGCGCGGCGGGCACAGCAAGACATGGTGCCGTACGTCGATTGGAAAGCCGAGGGTCTGCTCAGCACAACCCCAGGCCGAGCGATCAGCAAGCGGATCATCCTGCAGAAACTGTCGGCGATGTGCGATTTCTTCGAAATCACAGCTTGCGGGTACGACCGATGGCGCATCGAAGACCTTCAGCAGCTGGCCTCCGACGACGGCATCAGCCTACCGCCAATGGAAGCATTCGGCCAGGGCTACAAGGACATGAGTCCGTGCATCGAACAGTTCGAAACGATGCTGCTCAATGGCGAGTTAGCGCACAACGGGCACAAGGTTATGACGATGTGCGTCGGGAACGCGATCACGGTGCAGGACGGCACGGGGAGCCGCAAGCTCGATAAGGAAAAGGCCACCGGGCGGATCGACTTGACCCTCGCGGCCATCATGGCAGCCGGCCTCGTTAATCGCGCAGAGCAAAAAACTACCAAAATCACTCAGGGCTTCATTGTCCTTTAGGGAAGCATATGGAACTTTTCGACGCGCTGGAGGCCACCGAGCACTGGCGGCATTCGTCGCTGCGCGCCGATCACGGCCAGGTCGCAGCCCCCGGTGCACACGCTGCGGAAGTGAATAACAGCACGACCCTGGTCAAATCCAGTGATCCGCAGATTATCGCGGTGCTGGGCAGTACTCCAGCTGCATCAGGGGTCGCTGTCACCGCCGAATCAGCGATGCGCGTTTCGGCAGTATTCGCGGCCGTCCGGCTGCTGGCCGGCGGCATCGCCTCTCTGCCTGTGGGCGTGTTTCGCGACATCGATGACGGCCGCGAGGCGATCCGACCGGAGTTGTGGTGGTTGCTCAACGAGCAGCCGATCGCGAACTGGACGGCGGCATCGATGTGGGAGTGGGTCATTCAGTCGATTTGCCTGCGCGGTGATGGATTCGTCGAGATCGTTCGTTCGGGCGCGGACGTGAAGGCCTTGCGGCCGCACCATCCGGATATGGTCAGCGTCAAACGTGTCGGCGATAGCCTGCTCTATTCGGTCAGCGACGACGTCTCGAGCCTGCGGCCGGTGCATCAGGACGATATGCTGCACTTCCCTGGATTCGGCTTCAACGGTACGCGCAGCATGTCCGTCATCCAATGGGCGGCGTTTCAGTCGATCGGCATCGCGATTGCGGCCGACACGTTCTCCGGCAGTTTTTACGCGAATGGCGCGGCGCCGAAGCATCTCCTCGAGGCGCCAGGCGAAATGGACGAGGACCAAGCCGACCAGTTGCGCGATGCATACCGCAAGAAGAACTCGGGCGCGCACAACGCCGGCTTGCCGCTGGTCCTGACGCAAGGGGTGACGCTCAAGGAAATGAGCATGTCCGCCGGCGACGCCCAACTGCTGGAATCGCGGAAGTTTCAGGTGATCGACATCGCCCGGGCCTTCGGCGTGCCCCCGCACATGATCGGCGCCCAGGAAACGACCAGCTCGTGGGGCACCGGCGTCGAGCAGATGGCGATCGGGTTTATCCGGTGGTCGCTGCAGCCGCACATCAACAGGATCCGCCAAGAGCTGAATCGCAAGCTGTTCCGCCGCGCGTCGCCGTTCGTCGAACACAAGATGGAAGCGCTGATGGCCGGCGACTCGAAGGCAGAAGGCGAGCACATGCGCCAGGCGGTCGGCGGATCGCAGGGCCCGGGCTGGATGACCATCAACGAGATCCGCAGGATCAAGAATTTGCCGCCAGTTGACGGTGGCGACGTGCTTTATCGGCCCGAAAAATCCGACAAACCGGCCCCAAAACCGAAGGAAGAAGATGAAACAGCTGGTCCAACTGATCCGAAATAACGCCAAGCGCGAACCTGCGCGCATCGTCGCCGAGGACCAGCCTGACACGCTGTTCCTGTACGACGTCATTGACCCGTACTGGGGCATCGGCGCCAGTGACTTCAACAAGTCGCTCGCCGGCCTGGCGGGAAAGCGGGTCACGCTGCGTGTGAACTGCCCCGGGGGCGATGTTTTCGACGGTCGTGCGATGGCGGCAGCGATCGCGCAGCACGGCGACGTCCACGCGGTCATCGAGGGCGTGGCCGCGAGCGCCGCAACCTTCGTCACCGCAGCGTGCGCATCGATCACCATCGCCAAGGGCGCTCTGTACATGATCCACAACGCCTGGACCATGGCGTACGGGAACAAATCAGACCTGCGACAGACGGCCGACCTGCTCGACACGATCGACGGCACCATCCTCGACGACTATGAGCGCCTGACTGGCCAGCCCCGTGACCAACTTGCCGCCTGGATGGATGCTGAGACCTGGTTCAACGCTGACCAAGCCGTCGAGCATGGCTTTGCCGGGTCTATCGCTGAAGCGGCCACCGCCAAGAACTCGTGGGACTTGTCAGCCTACGCGAACGCGCCGAAGCCGGCGCCGCCCGACGACAACTCGCAGTGGGAGGCGCTGCGCCAGCGCAACCTGAACCGCCTCCGCATTCACGAACTCGGATAACGCGCTCGCGTAGTCCAGCCACCGGCCGCCTCGAGCGGCTTTTTTTCGCCCGTTACAAAAGGAACCCGGATGAAATCCATTCAAGCATTGCGCGAGCAGAAGCAGGAACTCGCACGCCAAGCCCGCAACCAGCTCGCCGAGAAGGGCGATCGCACCTGGACCAAGGAAGACCAGGTCATCTTCGACAAGCGCTCCGACGAGATCGAGGCGATCGAGAACGAGATCGCCGCGGTCGAGCGCGTGATGGCCCTGGAAACCGAAAAGGACCATAAAGACGTCGAGCAGTTCCGTCGCAATCCGGAAAATCGCGCCGAGGCCGAGGGCCGCGCCGCATTCGCGAAGCTGGTGCGTCACGGCCCGTCGGCCCTGACCAGCGAAGAGCTGCAAAAGGTGCGCAACGTCACCTCGACCGGCACCGGCTCGCAGGGTGGTTACACCGTGCAGACCGACGTCGCCAAGGAGCTGATCGACGCGCTGAAGGCCTACGGCGGCATGCGCGGCGTCGCCCAGAGCATCACGACCAGCCAGGGCAACCCGCTGGGTTATCCGACCTCGGACGGCACCTCGGAAGAGGGCGAATGGGTTGCCGAGAACGCCCAGGCGTCCGCTGGTGACCCGAGCTTCGGCACCGTCGGCCTGAACGCGTTCAAGGCGAGCACCAAGATCATCACCATCCCGTTCGAGCTGCTGCAGGACAGCTCGATCGACATCATCGCGATGGTGACCAAGCGTCAGCGCGATCGCCTCGGCCGCACCATGAACAAGGGCTTCACCATCGGCACTGGCGTCGGCCAGCCGACCGGCTTCGTCACCGCCGCAAGCGTGGGCAAAGCTGGCGCCACCGGCACCGCCACCGCGCCGACCTGGGAAGACCTGGTCGACCTGCAGGAATCGATCGACCAGGCTTACAAGGACGCGGGCACCTGCCGCTTCATGATGCATCAGCAGACCCGCAAGGCTGTCCGCAAGCTGAAAGACGGCGCGGGCCGCCCGATCTGGGCCGAGGCGTATGAAGCCGGCATCAAGTCGGGCATTCCTGCCCAACTGCTGGGCGAAGACGTCGCGATCAACAATGACATGGCCCAGCCCGGCGCCAATGCCAAGACGATCGGCTACGGCGACTTCTCGAAGTACATGATCCGTGACGTGCTCGACCTGATCCTGTTCCGCTTCGAAGATTCGGCCTTCGCCTCGAAGGGC